TGAAAATCCGAACGACTTGGACATTGCTCCAAACGTACCAACATACTGTTTTGCCATAGTTTCAGACAGTCCGGCAGATGTCATAGCGTTTTTTGCAAATTCGTTTACCTTGTCCGACATGGTTGTAAATGTAACATCAACCACGTTCTGCACTTCAGCAAGGTCAGACCCCAACTCAATGCATTCTTTACCAAACTGTACCAGTTTACCAACTGCAAATACGCTTCCGATAAGTATTCCTATTTTCTTTACTGCGCTTCCAAGATTATTGAATGACTGCTTAATCCTTGATACGCCGTTATCAATTCCAGATGTATCAAGTTTGGTATCAATAATAATTGAACCATCAGCGGCCATTTATTCCACCTCCTAACTATTTGAGGTTCAACATCTCATTCAGCGCATCCTTGTACGCTTGCTCTTCTTCGCTGAGACGTGTTTTTATGTCAATAATATTCTTGTTTTCCTGATAGAATTTCTTTTCCCATTTATCCAGGCGCTCACCCTTTGCTTTTTTTGACCGGATTCCAACAACCGTGTTGAACAGGCATTCACCAGATTCCATGAAATATCCGAAGAACGTCCACCAGTGCATATAAGGTATCGCCCTGATTTCTTTGCCGGCAGCCTTATTCACGGCTGGAACAATCATATCTCCATCCTGTTCCCAGTCCATCAAACGAGGTTTTGGCTTATTCGGATCATCGTCAGCTTGTCCACAATCGATAAACTCACAAGCTTTTTGACACGCTTCTGCAAGATGTTTCTCTGGTAAATCTTGCCAGTCTATATACAGAATTTTCAGCATAACAATAGCTTTTGCCTGTTCATCCAGCTCTGGATCGTTCTGAGCAATAAGTATATCAATAATCGCACGAAAATCTGTTCTAATAGAAAAATCCACCCCACTTATGTTCAGTGAGGTGGGAAGCTCATAGGCGGTCATTTTTCATATTTCTCCGTATACTTGTTAACTGCTGCCTGCATTTTCTTTTTTCTCTTTTCGATTTCCGGTGCGATTGCATCTGTGATCTTATCAAGTACGATATAGGCAAACACCTGACCATTGCCCAAAACAGTGGTCGCTGTCATTGGTTCTTTGAATAGATCTTTGGATGCTTCATATCCGAGCAGATAGTTAATTTTGTCTTCGATCTGTCTATTCAGCTCTGCCATCTCCTTACCGGATGTGACTTTCTGAATAGAATCTTTGAGCTGCTCGAAGTACTCTGCCAGTTCCTCTGCACGTGCCGCTACATTGATATCGGTCGGATTGAGCTTGAAAGAAGAAAAAACTTCATTTTTGTTGTTCGTAAATGTAAAAATGAGAATTCCATCATCAATTTTGGTGTTAATTATTCTTGCCATTTAGCATATCCTCCTTGGAATTATTTTTCATCAGCTGTGAATGCTTTGGAAGAGATATCAAATTTTCCTTTTACTCGTTCACCAACGTAGTTCACGGCAAATGGGATCTGATAGCCTGATGTATCACCGCCGTAGGAGGTCGGCACGACATAGCAATCCTGTTGATATGCTTCGTATTTTCCTGTGGTTGCTTCCGTCCAAAGATGGACTTCAACTGCTTTTGTTTTGAGATTGTCGTCCTGGTAACGGTTGTCTACAATTTTCTGCAATGCTCCGAATAAATCCGATGTGGTATCCGCATAGAATGGATCTGCATCAGAAGAAACCTCGTATCCGTTGTGCTTAAATGTGGATTCTCCAAGAATATTTTTAGAAGTTTCAGTATCTGGATTAAGTTCTATATTGTACTCTTCCAGATCTTTTCCAAGACGTTCATATTTCGGTGTCAGTCCTCCACAAAGGGAACCCGCATCGATAAAATGAGCCATGTATTTACGATCAATCTTTCCTGTAACTGCTGCCATAGAAATGTCCTTTCTGCCTATAACTCTTAAAAGGCTGTGTAGGTTAGCGACTATCTCCGATTGATAGCCGGTTAATTGTTATATTTAAGTGATGCAATCACCATTTTTCCCAGTCATATTCGTATTTGACTGTGATCGGGAGCAACCAGTCCTGTACACCGTTCTCCTGTGGCTCTGTACCGTAAGAATTATCCCTGGTGATTCGTTTTATCACTCGTCCTCTGGAAAGCTCTGGAAAAGCGGATAAGCGCGTCTCAGCGCCATCTACTGTGACTGGTTCACGGCAAATCCACTTTCCAAGGTTATCAAGGAACTTCTGAACAGAGAGCTTCTGTCGTTCTTTTTCGGAAGCGGTACGATATACCACGATAAACGGATACTGGCACACCTGGTGCATCATTCCGCATACATCCTCTTTTTCTGAATAGATTAATGCTCCTGTATCCGCAAAGAATGAGATACCGCTATCAGTTCCCAGTTCTTCGTATTTGATTGTTTCATTTTCATACAACCCAGGATACTGATTCAGAAGTGCTTTCATGGCTTCTGTTAGAATCTCGTATCCCTCTGCATCCTTTCCGATCGGTTTGTTATCCGCCATATTGCATCCTACTTTCCTAATATTTCAAAATGTGGTATCAGTGTATACGGTCCGCCCACACTGGTGATTTTAAATACATTGTCCTTGTTCTGGTTCATGTATTGATAAAATCCGCTCCGATAATCACTGTCAATTACCGTTCCGCCAGTCCATTCACCCTCCCAGAAGAATGATTCGTCCGAAAATGTGATAGTATCTTCCAGAGCGTTGTTAATCTGATGTTTCCACTCTTTAGGCGGCACATATGGGAGAATCTTGCCGTCTTTATCAGTAATGGTTATATCGCCGTTCTGGACGGTATATCGGATGTGCAACTGTGCGTTGTCAGTTGCATCTGGTCCGTACTTCTTGAGGATTGCTCCTTTGTCAGTAATGAGGTCAACGCCGGATAAAACATGAGGATACCAGTACGCATCTCCTGTCGTGGCTGATTCATAATAATCAAAAATCGTCACCGTTTTTTCGTACATGATACCCTCCTATCCTTCACATATTGCTTTTGAAAATCTATCAGAGAATGATTTTATTCGGACAATATTGCCTTTACACTCTTCCGGCATTTTCCCGTAAAAGATAATGCTTTCTGGGTGCAACTTCTCAATCATGGCATTGTAACCAGAAAGAAACAGTTCCTTCTTTTTCTTTCCATTCATGCAACCAACAGAAGATACTGCAACTGTTCCACCCTCTGGCTCCCCATCGAAACACCAATCGTAAGAATCCGGTGTACTCCATGAGATTGTTGGAATCACACGGCAACCATATTCTTGCAGATATGCACCTATCCAGTGCTTGCGGTAATGGTTGTATATCTGGATAGCTTTAGGGAAGTCAGTGTAAGTGCTGAAATCTGGTGTTAGAATGTACCGGAACTTGCTCAGTTTATCCGCATATCTGTCTGGATTTCTACATAGTGCACCGAATTGGTAATCATCTAAGAAGAAATGAACAACTTTCTCTTCTGGATTACTGCATTTACCTCTGGCATAATTGAATCCGACAAACTCGAAGTTGCCCTCGAATAATTCCGGTTCTATCTGTGGTATACCGTATTCACCAACGCCGTTAAAAATGCGGCGGTTTAAGTTTTCGTAATCTATACTGGTTAATTTGTCTGCCATATTATAATTTCTTCCCCGTTTTCCAGTTGATTCCTCGTTTCTTCAATACTCTACGTGCCGCCTGAACTGATGGGTTATCTTCGTGGCCCCTTGCAGTCTTGATAAGCTTATCGTATTTCCCGGGGGCTTTTATCGTTCCTGCCGCTATTTTTGAATTGTATTCTTTTATAGCGGCGTTTCTTTTATTAGAATAATCATTTCTCGCTTTTTCAGCATCTTTTAGAAATTGCTTGTTCTGCCGAGACGTCATTCCGTGTGGGATTCGCATTTTATCAATCATGTAATCACTTATGGGAGAAGACAAACCACGTTCTCCCAAATATTCATCAAGAGATTGCGTTTTTATCATTCCGCTACTTCCACCACGTCCACCCATAAAATCACTCTTTCTGCACTGTCTGCTTAATAATCTGATTCACACCAGTAGCCGACAATCCGTTAAACATACCGACTGCAACCGCCGTGATATAATCCGTTGCCGGGAAATCCGGGATAATTCCCATCCCGACTGCTCCGAGAATTCCACCAATAACCGCCATGATCACCGGAATCCATTCATCAGAGATTCTTTTTGATGCTTTGCAGCCCATTCCTACGATGTAGCAAATCATAACGATTGCTACACATGAGCCTAATGTTGAAATATCCATTATTTATCACTCCTTAATGCCTGAATAGCACTCATAAAACTGGCAGTATTTTTAGCCATTTTCGAAATGTTTTCAGGCTTTTTAAGTTCTTCAATAGTTTCATGGAATGCCTGTTTTACTTCGGGGTTTTCTCTAAATATCTTTTTCATATTTTCTCTTGAGCACTCAAGACAAATATCTGTACTCCAATGTGGTTTGAGTTCTTTCCCGCATTGTCTGCATTTCATATTCACACCCCCGCATAAAAAACTGGTATTCCATCATCCGTCCTTACTCCCATCAGAAGCGGTAAAGCTGTCTTAAGAAGTAAGTCGTTCGTTTTCTGTACGTCCCCGGCAGCGGCATACACTGCACTCCATTCCTTTGCACTTGCTCCAATCTGCTGAGGCGTGGCGTAGGAAATGGATTCACTGCCAGAACTTATAGATGTTACGATTCCGGTGTTTTTATCACCAGAATCTTCCTTGATGTTTATCAATTGAACATTACCACTTGCGTCTGATACAAGTTGAGCATTTACCTTGCTATTTTCTGCCGACACCCCTCTTACTAGCTGAATGTTTCCATCACCATCTGTCATTAAACCATATTCACCAGGTCTGGTTGATACAGAGGATCCGTTCATGGTGGCGTATGAAGTTGCATTTTTTTCTGCAAGTTCCAGCTGATACATAAGTTCAGCCAATGAACAGACCGCCTTTTTGATACGCTTCTGTGAGCGTTCGTTTGTTGGCAGTCCGTCCACCAACCTATCAAACGTCATTGTGTCCACAAATTCACTGGCTCTTTCTGCCAGTCGTGGAAAGTCGGTTTCTGGCACAACTGAACCGAAATATGAAGTTGTGTAAAATTCATAATCTGCATAAGCCATGCCAGTTACCTCCTGCGATCATCATTTTGCTGTTACAGTCGCATGCCCAGCACTAAGTGCCTTATAGGTGCTGTCACATTCAACCACTGTGATCACCTGTCCTGTTGCTGCGGTAATGTCAGATTCGCCATCCCACGCGCTCCAGTTCTTCACATTCTGCCCGTAGTCTACGGCTGTCTCAGAAGATGCGACTTTGTACTTATATACATTTCCTGCGCTTACTTTTTCCGGAGTAACAGTCACTTTTGTATCTCCGCTCTTACTTCCTGCTGCAGAGTTTACGGTGAGGGTTCCAAGTGTCTGTGTTGTGTTGATGGTTCCAACGGCAATAGCGTCAATGTACTCTGCAAAAAGTGTAAGTCCCATGATTGCGAATGCTTCTGACACTGCTGTGTGGTAGTTGCCCTGTGTATGGAATCCGATCAGATTTGTCTCTCCAGATACAGTGTATACAAGGCCTGCTCTTGCAAAGTCAGATTCATTCGGGTCTACATAGTACAAAACGATATTCTCAACAGGTGTTGCGATAACTGTTCCTCTTGGAATTTCGCTGTCAGATAACAGGAAAATTGTATTAAATCCCAGGAAGTCTTTCATATACTGGAAGCCGAACTGGTTCTGAATAGTGATATCAGCTGCACCGATATACTCATACACATCCAGGATGTTCACAAATCCAACAACGCCAGTCACATTTCTGTGCATCTGCTTGAATTTGTTTTCTACCCGCCCTTTCGCCATTGCTAAAGCCATCTGGAAAGTAGTCTCAGTAAATGAGAGAGTACCTGTTTTCAGATATTTATAAAATCTTTCAGTTACGTTGGTCTGAAGCTGGAAAAGGAATTCGTCATCAGTCATCTGAACAGCGTTCTCATAACCGTGATCCTTGATTGCTTCGATAGATACAGCCTTTGCATATTTCTCAATAGTCATCTCTGCATAAGGCTTTTCTTTTACAACGAATTTGCTGTAAGGGATTTCCTCACCCTCACCAACGTTTCCATTCTCTAATGTACCTTCTGCATATTTGGATTTGAGAACTGCTCCAGGTGTCTTTTTGATTGGACGCATGATACCCAGGATTTCACGTAAGTGCTCCCAGTTTCTTTCGAATCTGGTGACGAAATCAATCTCACGCGCAGTCACCTGAATATCAGCAGATGTGATAAGTCTTTCTTTTGCCATTAAAAAATCCTTTCTACCCATAATTGTTAAGGTATTGGGTCAGCGGCTATACTCTGGTGTATAGTCGGTTATAAAAATCACTGGAATAACTGGATGTTCTGGGCAATTGCAGCCTGTCTTTCGGACGGGTCTTTAATTGCTTCAATTTCCTTTCTGGTCATGGTTCCCGGTGTCTGTTGCTGTCCAACATGTGTGGTAAATCTTGCCTGATTTTGCTGAGCCTGCTGCTGGGAATCATCTACAAAAGCAGAAGCATCAGACTGTTTCATCTGTTCAATCAGGTCATTCAGTCCAAGGATTTTACCGTCTTTCAGCTTCAATCCTGCTTCCTTGATATCTGCCATTACGGATTTCTTTGCCGCTTCACTGGAAAACTTAACATCTTCGAGTGCTGCTTTGAGTGCATCTAAAAAATCACGATCGTAGATTTTTGCATTGTACTCTTTTTCAGCATCTTCCGCTTTCTGCTTCCAGGTTTCTAACTCAGTTTTTACATTTGCCGGGTCGATACCATCAAAGCCCTTTAATGTCTCCTCTGCTGTCTCAGCACGTTCTTTCCAGTTGTCGCGCTCTCCCTCGACTTTTGACAGAGTTTTTTCAACTTCTTTTGCATTCTTATAATGCTCGGAGAGTGCTTTCTTCACATCTGCCTTTTTGTCTTCCGGAATTTCGATTCCAAATGATTTTAATGTGTCAATAAGTTTCTGCATATATATCCTCCTGGTCGTGTTTATTGACCTGCCGCCGCAGGTAAATGGATTAAGCCAGTTAGACCACTGGCAAGGTAATTGGAAAGGCAGGACTCGAACCTGCGGCGTCAAGGACTATGCGTCCTCCGCTCTTCCAACTGAGCTACATTCCATTAACCCGGATTCCCGGGTTAGCAAGGTATTTATCGTGTTATGCCTGCCACTATCCGACTTTCGCGGAAATTTTGTTTAATTTACGAGGAGGTGTTACCACCAGTCACGATGGTAAATGAATGTGCCGGAAATTGCATCCGCTTTTCAACCTCCAGATTCCGCTCGAATCTGTTTCTATTAAGGGCACATCCACAAAAAAGAAAGGAGGACATGAAATGTAAAAGAAAGCAAAAACTTTTAATCAGCAGTCCCTACAAGGTTCACCACGCCTTGCAAGATTATAATATCACATTCTTTTAAAAAAGTTGTCCCCACATTTGCAAGAATCAAAGCATATTTCTCAGTTTTTCAACGTATCTTTTAACAAGATCACGTTCCTCCCGGCACTCTGCATCCTTAGACATATCACTCATTTCTGTGGTAAGCTCATCCAGGTGTTCTTCCAGTGCTGCAAGCATTTTTCTTTTGCACTCTTCAGATTTACCGGAGCGATAACTCTGCTTCTGCGTCATGTAGTCGTTATATGTGTCTCTTCCATCAGATCGAATGTAGCTTCCTCTTGCGGATCCATAGTTATGATTTCCATCATCGTAAGAGCTGCCACGATCATAATCCGGGTACATCATCCTTCCATCACCACGACTGTATCTCCCCATGCTATCGCGTTTTCTTCCGCGTTCGCTGTAATCATCATTGTATCCGCCTCGCATCTCATCAAGGACAGCGTTGTAATACTCCACCTTTTTATCCCAGTACTGGGTATTCTTGATATCTTTGTACATATCAATGAGCTTATAAGTCATTTCCAGATTTCCGGTGGTCAGCCCGCTGTCTGCGATTTTTGAAAGCTCGTCCTCTATTCTTGTGCATAAATCCTTAATATCTCTCATAACTGCACCTCCTACGCTTCTCTAGTCACGACAATATTTGCGTTCGCAACAGAAACAGCCTGTTCGCTTGTGTTTTCTACTGCGATATTAACACAACATCCACGAGGTACATCAATATAGATGCCAGAGGACACATTGTTGTACTGGTCTACTGCTGCCGGCGTGGAAATCATCTGAGAAGAAAGAACCGGTTCGCCAGAGATTGCAATAGCCAGAGAAATAGCTCCGACAGTACCGCCTGTTGGAATTGCGATATTGCCAGAAAAATCCACAAAGAATCTCGCTTTGCACTGGTTAGTCAGTCCTCTCAGAGTGATGATTCCGCTTCCTTCTCTGTGCTGAATGCAGTTAGAACCTTTAACTGCTGTGTTTGAAAATACTACGTTTCCATTTGCTGCTACAGTCTGAGCAGCTACATTTGTAAATTCTGCCATAAAAATACTCCTTTCATATCACAAAAGGACAGGTCTCAGCCTGCCCCTCTGTGTAATACGGCATAAGCCGACATTCGAATCAATCGAAAGATACTCTCGATATGAAGTTATCAGCAATTGCATCCGGTGTTGCATCCGCATCCGTAATATGTGTTCGGGTTTGGAACCTGATATGCCGGGATTGGTGCCGGATTGAGCGTATTGGTTAACCGCTGTATCTGTGCGGACAGCTCAGCTGTAATCAGTGCACTCTGGCGATCCTGAGAAGCGGCGCGTCTAAGGTCATTGTTTTCAGCTTGCAAGCTAGAAATCTTTTCATTGCAAAGATAATCTAAGATAGCCCTCATGTTTGTATTCTGGTTATCAATGATATCTCTTGTGTTGCTGTTTATGGTGTTCTGCAATGCACAGGTATTCTGTGCCATGTTGTAGTTTACACCCTGGATTGCTTCCCTGGTTTCACAGCAGCAGTTTGCGAGCTGTGCCTGGAGCGCATTTGTATTCTGCATATTGGCTACAGTGTCAGCATTGATTGCCTGCTGGATTCCAAAGCCAGTCTGCATGATGTTGGTGTTAATTCCGTTGAATCCGGTAAGCATACCGTTGTTCACTGCATAGAATCCATCACAGAGGCCGTTATTGATTCCGTCAAGCTTGCTGATTACTGCGGAGTTATCGAATCCTCTCTGAATGTCTGCCTGAGTAGCTGCCGTGGCTGTATATCCACCACCGTTGCCATTATTGCCCCAGCCGTTGTTTCCCCATCCGAAAAATACGAGCAAGAAAAGTACGATAAGCGGCAATATGGCATCTCCGCCAAACATTCCATCATTTCTGTTGTTCCCGGTTAAAAGAGCAACGTCTGATGCTGTTAAATTTCCATCCATAGTTATAATCTCCTTTTTGTGTATTTACATCAATCTGGCCAGATTGTAATGTACTATTTCATATTTTTCAGCAGATTTTGAAACTGCCCTGCCATCTGCTGAACCTGATTAAGTTGCTGTTGGGAAATCTTCCCAGACTGTAACATCTTCTGAACTTCTGCTTTCGGATCCCCCTTAAAACTCTGCTTGAACTGCATAAACTGCTGTATCATCTGCATTGGACCGTTACCCTGTGGCATTCCACCACCGAGTGCGTTGAATAATGGATTACTCATCTGTGTTTCCTCCCTTGGTCGTTGATTCCTGCACGGTATTAGCCCTAACAGGTTCAGAAAAAGAATTTAATCGGTTTATGATAGCTTCATATTTGCCCTTTAAATCGTCATATTCCTGTCTGGTGACATATTTATTGTCCATGTTCTGAACAGGCTGTTTAGGCGGCATCTGAGAGCCTACTTCATGATACTCAAACGTCCGTAATGGTTGTGGCATACCGGAAACGTCTGTGGATTTTATGTAGAACTTTTCGCTTTCACTGTCCATCAGCAAAACACTTGTTCCAGGTGCTACCAGATAAGATTTTGCGCCTACTTCGCCAGATACCCACAGGATTCCATTATTATTCTGCTGTGGTTGCTGTACTGGTTGAGCTGGCATCTGGACAGGTTGCTGTTGGAACTGGTTCATCTGTCCTGGAACGCCGAAACTATATTGATAAGGATTGTTATATAATGCCATTTTATACACCGCCTTTCTGATTATATTTTTGCATAAAAAAAGAACCGGAAACAGGTCGTTTCTGGCTCTAATTAGTGTCTAAAAAGTATCAGCACACTTTAATTATTTTATTGTTTACTCTCCGGCTCAATCGTTTCGCCGTGGATATACTCACGTTCATCTGTTCAGCACAGTATTCGAGTGTATATTCCTTGCATCTCAGCCGAAACAATCTTTCCTCGTCCGGCGTAAAATTACACTCTACTAAGAATCTGTCTATATCTTTCTTTGTGAACACATATAATTTCATGAGCATACCTCTTATTAATTCAATTAACGCTGATTCTGTGCAAGATAATTTGTAAGCTTCTGTTTTGTTTTTTTTAATTCTTCCACATTGTTTCCACTGATCTGACTGTCCAGCATGGTCGAGAGTACTTCAAGAATTAAAGAATCCCTTTCAGCAATCCTTTGAAGACTTTCGTAGTCTCGCTTATCATGTTCTTCCAGTGTCTCAACTCGCTTGTTGAGTCGGAATGCCGGAGCAATCCACTTAAGGATTACAGCTGCTGCCCCTCCAAAAATTGATATTCCTCCGCAGACTGAAAGAAAAAATTGAATAAATTCCTGTATGTTCATTTTTATAAGCTCCTTTCCCAGTAATATACCGGGACTTCATTTCCGGAATCCCATGTATCATAATATTTTCCGTCTTGTACCGTCACCACATGGCCGTCTATGCAGAGAATGTACGTGCCGGTCGGATGATCTGCGCAGAAGTCATTTACTGTATAAATATACCTCTCTGACTGCTCCACAAGCTTTCTGTGAAATCCATGCTTCGCTAAATATGATCCCCATACATAATTGGCGCTTGGCATATCTGATAGTGAGCAAGCATATACCATTAATCCTGTAAATACCGTCTCCCAGTCAAGTTCTAACGCCTTACATATAGCCCGGATAGCACAGTCACCTACACGATTCCCAGCTGGATTCGGATTAAAATATACCCATCTTTCCATATCTACCTCACTTTGCCCTCATAAATCTTTTTGCCCCGGCATTTGCCCTGGACTGCTGCTTATATCCAAAGTCTGCCACCTTATTTCGGTAATATTGTGCTGCAAGATTGTTTTCCTCGCAGAATTTATTATACTCCTTATTCTGTTCAGTCAGTTTAAAAGCCATTCGATCATATTCCGATCTTAGTTTTTCTTTTTCAGATTCTGGTACATCGTCTGAGTTGATTTCTTCATTCTTCATTATCAACTTTCTTTTAGTCGCTCTAATAGAACGCTCCATTGCTCGCTGCTTCTGGGTATCTTCATAGATCTTTTTATTTTCTTCAGAATCCATCTTGTGTTCATCCGCCCAGGGATTCCGTAATCCTTTCGCCCATGGTTGGTGAGAGTGACGGCAGTTATATCCATGCAGTCCATGCAGATCCACAACGGTTCCCTGTCCGGTCTTCGGACTTATATCATATCCAGTGCTTTCCAAAAGATTAGGATATCCCGGTTCCGATCCAACTATTGAGTAAGGCTTTCCCTGCCAGGATGAATGATCTCCGCAAGGCGGCTGTCCTTTCTGTGCTGTTCTGGCTCCCAGATGGGCTGATACGAGGACGTAATTTGTCTTTGCCTGCACAATGTACTGATTAGTGATCTGCGCCGCTGTCTGGTTCATACTTGTTACCACGCAGCACCTCACAGCTGCTTCAAGGGTTCTTTTTGCACCGCTTGTTGGATAATCCACCATAATTCCTTTTTTGGCATAGTTGTCCAACACATCACAAATTGCAGAGGTGTAAGATTGCACACCGGAAGTAACACGAATTTCAGCTTTGTCCAGCAGATTAATCAGATCACGCTGAGATTGATTTATGGTAGTCCTACTCAGGTTACTAAGCTCTCCCAATGTCTTTTTAAACTCTGCATCCATCACCGCTATAACTTCTGGATTTTCCAACGGCGGACTTATATTCTCATCAATCCATAAAAGTATATCTTTATCATTATCCCAAGATGTCATCACAGCATTTTGCAGGATCCGTCTAAGTTCTGGCTGTGTCATTTTTGTAAGCTTCTGCAGTTTCTGTTCAATGGCAGCTCTGCTTTCTCCCATTTGCGTGAGTTTCCAGATAAGCCGATCAGCTGTGGCAGTCATTTTGCCAGTCTGGAGAATACGCCTGGAAATATCCGTCATTATAAAATCTTCCAATTTCTGATAGATCGAAAGGATCCTTTTTTCTTTTCCGTGGAAATACTCTGGTGGAAGCATTATTTACCACCTGCCGTTTCTTTTACAAGCCGCACCCAATCAGATAGATGTTCCTGCTTAGCACGATCAAACCAGTGATCGGACGTTCCTGTTGTATGGTATTGTAATCTTCTCCCTGTGGGTGATTTTTTAGGTGGAGATGTCCATCCGATAATATTGCCTTGTGCATCCTTGAGCGGAATATTCGGACCATATACCTCGCCCGTGTACAGATAATGAGCGTAAGGAGTATTATATTCAATCTCGCCACCGTCAATTCCCTGCGGGTATCTTACGCTACTTCTCAATGCTCCTTGTTGGAAAGGTACATAAGGCTCGCAGTCCGCTACAATCTGCATATTCAGTTTCGTTTGCGCTTCTTTCAAATTGCCATCAATCCGCTTTGTATCGAATTTGATATGTACATTTCCAACATGATTATTAATCTTCATAGGCTATTCATCCCCAAATAATCCACTTGCTTTGTTTTCCTTATTCGCTTCTTCTGCGAGAGCTTTCGCGTCCTCTTCGCTAAATCCTTCAAATTTTACCAGATAGTACCAGAACGGAATCTTGCCAGTGGTCACATACTGCCACCATCTCGCACGGTCGTTTTCTCTGACATAGAGGATGTCTCCAAAATCATAATTGACTTCATAAGCTCCGACAGGTGCAAGCCCGTACAGATCAGCGTAAACGTTCAATGCGTAAATAACTTCATCTAAGCAAGATTCCAACTTATCCCTTACATCCTTGACGAACTGTACTGTCCTCTGCTGTTCCGCCTCCACTCCTGTAGCCGTCTGAATGCCGCTAGATTCGTTAAAAACAAAGTATCCGTTGGAGAATCCAATCTTGTACCCTAACTGGCTTAAAATGGCGTTTATGCCGCTTATACGGGTATCTGTGTTTAGAATCGGATTGATTTCCTGATAGAACTCTTTTTCATCCTGTCCGAATACGTTTTTCACATAATCTGGCAAACTCATTTCTGAGCATCTGTGTTCCATTGCCTGTGGCGTCATAGCGGAAACAGGCGAGCCACTTGGCATCAGCAGCCGGTCATCTGCCAGAACAGTCCTCTTAGAATCAAGGATTTCTTTTGCATTACGGCTGTATGCAATGTCCAGGTCTTTCAACTCTTCAATTGCTTCTGCAAATATCGGTAAGCCGAGTGGTGCACTGATATCCACATTGTTCGCCTGTGGTGTCCGCAGTACTCCGTACAACGGCCCGTCCAGCTTCTCACCGTTTGCCTTGAGAATCGGCGGTGTATCTGCCATGAGGTCAGCCCATTTAGTCTGTTTAAGGTCAATCTTATCGCCAATGCTCTGAGGGGATTTTGACACATAGGCTCTATTAGAAACATAATACGGATAGGTCGTCACTCCATCCACAGTGGTCTCAACAAAACGATGATATTCGAGCCGTGTATAGTATTTCCGTCCAACAGTATAAGAATCCTTGAATATAATCCCTTTAATTTCTTGATTGTCATAATCCACGATCATCACATCTGCCGGAGTGAATACGTCAAGGCTCTCGCCGTTCGGCTTAATGAACACGGTTCCGTAAGCGCAGCCATATTCCACCCAGTGCCGAATCTGGAAGTATACCTTGTCAATCTGCTCCTGCAACCATGTTGCCCTTGCAGAACCATCAATCTGAATGCCGATCGCCAATGTTGCAAGTCTGGCAGTCTCAGAACACACAGATTTAGCAAAATTAATCGTCTTGATGTTATTTTTATCATCTAACCAGTATGGAACGCCTCGATATATGTTTGCACATTTATTAATCAGTGATTCCATTTCCGGGAACTCTGCTGCCTGGATATTAAAATCCTCTTCGGCTTGTTTTTTGAATATCATGTTAAACCACCTTTTTAGTGTTGTTATAAGTCCCATTTAATCTACCTTTTAAAATCCATCCATCTTACAGAAGTATCTCGCACAATAATGTCTTCATATTCTACAACTTTTAAGATTTCGTTAATGTCAGATGATCCATATATTTTTAAACCGATGCTTAAGAATTTATTTATTTTATCTGAAAAGTACCTATCTAACATTTTATGCACTGTGCCCCCTTCTCATGGACAATGGACTGGTTGCGTATCTGAGAGAATCTATCCAATGATCGTTGCCATCTGGATAATCTGCAATCACTTCTCCATTGCTATCTACTTCATGCTCATAATTGATAATTTCCTTGTATGCTCTCGGTGTTCTTGCTGGATCAATAACCAGTGTTCGACATTGCAGCCACTCAAATGTATATTTACGGCTACCTGGAGTGACTATTGCTCTACGCGCTGGAAGCCCCGCATCCCGAAAGTCAATAATGCTTTCTTCTTCATCAACTCCGCAAGAGATTGAGTAATCATCATATCCTTTTTTCTTTATCTGATTAGCCATTTCCTTGTTTCTTATCTTGGAACCTCCAAGCTCGTCTAATAAAAAAACTTTTTCCTGATTAGGAACATAAGCTACACGAAGAAATGCTTTAGGATCTGGATACCACCCCCAGTCCTGACCCTGGTAGATGCTTTGAAAGCTCTGAATCTCTTCATCTGTAATTTCTCGAATTTCTAACAGTTCGAAAATATTTGTGCCAAGTCCAACAGGAAGACCAAGATATTCATGGTCGTAAGCTCTCTGATTTGTCTTTCTCAAATGCTCCGCATCATCAATAAATTGCTGTCCAAGCCATTCAACAGGAACTGATCTATAATCGCTCTTGTGCCTGTAACTGTCAGTTCTTGGCTCTTCTACGTACACGTTCGCCCAGTTGCTTCGGCTGATCGGTGGATTAAATGTCTTAAATACTTCAAATTTGCTTCCACCACGAAGTACAGACTGTTGGACTGTACGGATTTCTTCAATTCCGGCAAACTCATCAAGCTCCTCAAACCAAAGGTACTTGAAATATCCTTTTTTTACTTTTATGGACTTTGTTTTCTTAGCTTTATCCAGTCCTCTGAATATGATCTTTTGTCCTGTTGGCTTATACACATATTGCATAGGACTTAAACTGTCAGCCCACAAATCACTTACTCCAAGCGCATCAATCCCCCATGCGATCTGTTCATACACAGATTCTCTGAGCGTATTACCGACTTTCCGAAAGATTACAGCATTTGACATTAAGCCGTTCTCCGCATCCTGCATCATCTGAAACGGAATCATGCTGCCTACAAAAGATGATTTTGTAGATCCGCGTCCGCCATACAGATCATAGTAAGTGTGTTTACCATCTAAAATATCCCAAAACACATCGTAAAATGCCGGTGCTACAATCTCATTCAGTTTGATAGCATTACTTTCCATCCTGTTTCTCCGGTCTTGGAATATTATTCACAATCATAATCTTTCCATCTCCAGAATCATCATTTTTCTTGTCAGCATCCCATCCCTTAAAATTATTTCTCAAGCTGAACTGAGCGCCATTTGAACCGTCACGATCAAATAGCCTTTCCTCTGCGTACTGTTCTACCATACTCTTCGCGCGCGTTATCGTGTTACAAAATTCCTCTTTTCCTTGGTATCTTAATAAATCCAATCTGCTTGTAAATCCTAATGCGAGAGCTAAACCAGTTACTGTTGGAGGCTTTCGATTAATAACCACCGGATTTCCAAATTTATTCAATACAGTTTTTCCATTATCATCTTTTAATATTTCACCTTCGCATTCTTTGAAATAGGTGTCAATTTTTTCTTCAATTTCGTTCACCGTCTTATATATTGGTGGTCTTCCTACCTGTTTTCCCACGTTCTCACCTCCAAACAAAAACTGCCATATATGGCATATAGTCATAGATATATACTATATTACCATACATGGCAGAAAAATTTGTCCCCACATTTTAATATTAATTGTAGTATTATATTTCTCTTAGTTTTCTTAAAGTATCATAAAACATAGCCATTGCCTTGCGCTTGTATGCATAGAAATCATCTCGCTTTGCCGGTATGTATTTTGTCTTCATGATACGGTCATAGGATTTGTTTGTTACAATAGATTCGTACACCAAAAGTTCAATCCCTGGCGGGCAAGAGCTTATGCAGCAGTGTAAAATATCGTGTCTCTGCTCTGGTGTAGCTTTCTGGCATATATCCTTTAAGCGGTTAATGTCCTCTGGATATACACCAAAATCAACAAGTGACTTTTGCCTGGTTCGCATATCATCACCGCCTTTTTATTGCTATTTACGCTTGCCGCCAAAATGTGCAACCAAGAAAATAGTGCCAAATGACCCGAATATTATTCCGAATGTAAATGCTATTAAACTATCAATCATTCTTTTCCATCCTTTCTTCTTCTCTTGCCTGTTTCTTCTCAATCCACTTATTAATTTTCTCATCGGATATCATGTACATTTGCTTTAGCATTTCGATGCAGATCAACACATCTGCAATTTCTTCTATCATGTTATCACGGTTGATTTTTCCACGCTTTGCCTTGCTGATTGCTTGGATAAGTTCTGCGCATTCTTCCATGCAGACCGTGCTTTGATTGTTTTTTCCATAGTGCTGAATGCTATTTGCGATAATACCTTTATCAATCTTTATCCCTGTGATTAATCCGGCAAGAGCCTTTGTTCCAGAATCACACGCCCATGCTTCTTTTAGATATTTCTTCTGCCATTCATCTTTGATTTCTGAATTTCCCAAGAAACATAAATGCTGGTCTCTCATATCTGATAAGATGTCTTTTGCTTCTTTAACGTCCATTTTTTACCTTTCATCCCCATAATTTTCCACAAATAACACATTTGTATATATGCCCTCTTCTGTGATGATAGCATTTAGTCCATAAATGTCTATGCATTCTTCATCTCCTCCAACTTCTTCTCAGCTTCCTCACGAGTGAGGAATACTGTTTTGCCAAATCGGTCAACATAAGTGCTTACAGCTATACACGAAAGACAAGTTGGATACACGTAATATTCTTTTTTACTATCGCACTCGTATTCACAGCCACTACAACTGTATTCATCAAATCTTGAACCGCATTCTGAGCAGACTGTCCATCCGGAAGAGATAATATATATTTCTTTATTATTAGCTGGCAATTTCACAAGTAGTCCCTGTTCTTCTAAGTCTTTGTAAGATTTCAGTTCTTCCAGAAGTTCTGCAGCATCTTTCAGCCAAGATAAATCTCCATCTTCAAAACAGCAACCATATTTCTGCTGATAATACGGGCAACCAACCGCTTCATTCCCGCTGATATAATCTCTTAAATCCTCGCCAGTTCCACAGACAATGCGTTTATGCTCGTCATTCTGCATATGCATGAAATTTTCGTGGTCTGCATAGCAATCGCCTACAGTATCCTGGCTGGCAACGCATTTAAGTGCCTTTATCATATCGTCAAGTGTTAGTCTCTCCATCTGCTTCGCCTCCTGTAATTTTGCTAATACAAGTGTTCCAACCTCGAATCCATGCAAGACTAAGTTCACTTCTCCAATATTCCTCTTCTTTCTCCTCCGGCAGTGGCTTCAATGGACACCAACCGGGGATTATATCATTGTTTGGAACTCTCCTACCATTCATTGCTCTGCACCAAAATTCGCTTATAAATTTGCATTTTCCGCAATTCTCTGGTGTATCAATCACCAATACCGATTTACTCATCTTCTCTTACCTCTTTTCTGCAAGAATGCTCCGTACTGTGCAGGACTGATGATAGTATCTTTTTCTCTGGTAGCCAGTCCATATCCGAGTCTTCCATTATTTTTATTTTCTTCTTTTGTAAACATGGTAGAAATATCTTTGCCTTTACTCATCTGATTCCTCCTGTAATAATTCTGGGTTGTCAAATACGTTTCCCTTGACTGAGTTTTTTGCGTTGATATCATAATAGTTTTCACATTTACCATTCCGAGAATAATGGTATGTACTATTCCACAGGACGCAGAATTTACCATTATGGAATACTACTTTTCCAATATCGCCACCGTATCTTGTCTGACATGTCACAATGTCATTTTCCCAAATCTTATTTCCGTTCTTGTCGCAAAGCCCCGTGAACTGGCAGAGGGTTTCAGGTTCAATCTCGCAAAAATCAATTCCTGTAATATTCCACTCATCGCAAGCAGTTCCATTGTATTTCTCAATAATCAAACCACCTATGAAATATTTTTTCTCCTCCCCGTCAAACCCATTGTCAAAAAGATACCCCTTAACCCATTCACCATTATCAATCCGCTTTGCCTTAAAAAGAATTTCTCTCATTCAACTCCACCACCTTTCACGATTTCAATTGCTTTATCAATTGTATTTGCAATATTTTCGTAAGCACAATCTTTATCTGCATCGCCCGTATTTGCAATTGTTAAGAAGTATCTCATTTTTAATTCTTTTAACTGCTCAATAACCTTGTCCACATCAAAAACTGTCGGCTGTTCGTCAATCTTTTCAAGAATCTCTAAATCATCAGAATATGCACAATGTATCGCATACTTCAATTTATCTGCATCAATCAACCTCATAATCTTCACACTCCTCCGCATATTCATAACCGTCCATATCATCACATCTGCACTGGCAGGAATCCTGTTTAGTACAGCAGATACAGCACTCTGTTTCGCCGTCCGGACAGTATAATTTACATCTTCCCATTAATCCAGTCGCCTTCCTTTTCAAAATAAATGTATCTGCTGTTTTTCTTGACCGGCTCTGATGTATCAATGCAATATTTTACCTCAAGCAAAGCCTGCCAATATTTAAACTCTTTTAGTCTTACCTTGAATCTGGTATAAGTTTTGTCATCCTTTTTGAAAATTGACATTTCCATGTTTAATCCTCCTTGTATGGTTTCGGAAGCGGCTGCCATGCCGTAATCTCAATCCAATCATAACCGCTATCAAGATAATATCCGTCACAATCAATAAAGCTTGTATCTTGCCATGTTGTTTCTCCATTAGTAACCAATATTTCTTGTCCATCATCTGGCATTTTGTAGTCAAGCATATAATATCTCTTGAAATGCAAGCATATAATGTCTCTTGAAATGGATTCTTCTTCACGTTCTTTTTCTGATATCTGATGATATTTTACCGGAATCCAACCATTTTCTTTCTCGTCCTGTTCCAGATCAGTAAGAAGTAATTCTACAATTTTTGAGATATTATTTTTCGAGAAATAAGCTCCGTTCCCTGTGTTTTCCACCTCATTCTTCAATTGAATTAATCTGTCTTTAATATGGCTCATGCTTCCACCTCTCGCTTGATTCCAAATATTCTTCCCATACAACCTGGAAATCATCATGCATCATTCTTTGAGAAATCATAAATCCAAGAACAAAATCGTTATTAATGTTTTGAATAAATTCTTTATCGCTCCCATGATTTCTCATGTATTCCTGAACCCTGTATGTTGCAGTTTTTATCTCATCAGTATTGCATATAATATCTCTAATTCCATTTATACTTCCTCGAAGCCGACGAATCCATTGTTTATTTTCTTTTCTATCTTCTTCCGCATCCACCAGAAGAGTATTCACAATATCCAGCGCACTCCCTGGAAGCCCATGCTTATACTGTGATTTCTCTTCTATCTCGGCTTTGTATTGTTCTAATCTGGTTCGTACTCTGCTCATACAACCACCTCTGTAAAATACTCATCTAACGTTTCTTGAGATATCTCAATCCATCTGTTAACATTTACTCCGTCAAGATGAATTTCTCCATCAATAATTTTTTCATTTCCAACTTCGTAAACTTCGCCTACCTCAATTTCCATGTATCCGTCAACGTAAAATCCATCACCATCGTATGTATCTAACGTGAACGATTTCACGCATTTATACTTCATACTTCCACCTCCTCATAAGTTTCTCTGAATATATCTGGCTTACACGGATAAAATTCACCGTGAACACCTTTGATGATGTAATCACCAATGTTTGCAAGATGTTCACCCTCGAGTGTTTTAATAACCAGACCACCCGGAACCTTCCAATGGTCAATATAGAAATTCTTACCTTCTGCCGATATGTACTGGTCTGTACACTGATAGTCCGTCAGGAAATCGAACATTTCTCGATGATTTGTACCAGTCCACTGTACCACGTCAATTACAACTGGTTTTTTTCTATACCTCATACTCACACCTCACTATCTTCTGGCTCTTCATTAAACATTTTATATATACGGCCAGAATGAAATGCCTTTCTTAATTTTTCATAATTAATTTCAGTAAGATCTGAAATTTGAGAAATTGTCATTGGCTTTCCTTTGAATTCTACAATCAAATTATTTCTTTTATTATTTCCTTGTATTTTTGCATCCACCCATCTACAGTTGTCAGGCGAATATCCATTATTATTATCAATGCGGTCAATCGTTAAATTGTCTTGATACCCATTCTCTATTGCCCATTTATAAAACATCATAAAATCATGCCATTCTTCACAAACAGATATTCCACGACCGCCATAATCAATATATTGTGGGTGATCTTTGTGCTCGCATCTATATTTCATATTGCGCCAGATGTTATATATCCTTGTATGCCTTAATCCGTGTCTTGTAGCTTTTTGCCTTGCAATATCAACGCTTAAACAACCGCACGATTTTGTTCTTCCTATTTTGAGCGCGTATGCTTCTACGGTTTTTATGTTTCCGCAATCACATTGGCATATCCAATATGTTCTATTGGTATCGTCCGTTTTTTTTCGCTTTATTACTGTTAATCTCCCGAAACGTCTTCCTGTTAAGTCTACAAACTTACTCATATTCCATTTTCCCTTTATCCTGACTTCTGATTAACATTTTGTGTCCTCCTGATTCTTAAATCCCATCTTTAAATCATAGACAAACTGGCAAAGTTTCTCTGCAATCTCATCCGCATTCTCTACATTTGCAAGATGTCTTACATACTGCTTACCACATATAACGCAAGTTAATTTTCTGATTGTTTCCCAAACCTGCCATGAGATAATAGATGAATCAAAAGCATCCGTCATCAGAGAATTTCTTCCGTTCCCATTCTCGTCTCTGAACCACTTTTCTCTCGGTGCTTTTAATGTGGTTGCGACGTCTTCTCTGGTAAGACAGCCTTTGTATTTTTCATCCATACGTTTTTCCAGTTCATCTAAAAGTTCCTTCTTTTCCTGTTCTGTCATTGCGTCCTCACTTTCCCCATGTAAGTAACTGACACGCTATTGTGCAGTCCTCCATGATTTCTGTGTTAATATTTCCTCTATCTGGTTCTAATTCATCAAGGAATAAACCATTTATTTACGCTCCAAATCTTCTGACCAATTCTTTATGCTCCAGTTTCCACCTTTGAATAACTCAATCTATACGCCCTCTGCTCTGTCGGATCCTCACTAACAAGCAATCCGTTGTCTAAAAGCAAATTAAAGTGTTTTCTGGCAGTAGCCATTGAAATGTCTAATCCATCTGCAATATTTCTTGTAGACGGCATATAGTGGTGCTTGCGGTAATATTTCAGGATAAAATGATATACCGCTTTATACATCTCCTGTCCCTCTTTATGTTTGCGCTCTGTATTGTATTTCCTCATCAATAGCACCTCGCTTAATCGTTAATTCGGAATCTCAAATCAAGATTCAGCTCCTCTTTAATTGATCTTCTGTAATCCTCCCAGGTTGCCATATCGTCCATCAGATAATCAGCCCCCCTGTCCATGCCGTCCATGAATTTCTGGCAGCGTTTCTGCCCAAATCCGAAATCATCATGCAAAACGGCAATTCCAAGGATTGTAAATGTATCAAGTGTCATTTCTTTGATTTTCTGTGCTGCCTTATCCAGGTCTTTACTGGCTAAAGAGGTATGTACTCCTGTAATCCCTCGGAATTTTATTTCCCTCTCCAGCGCTTCTATACCGCCATCTCTAACAATTCTGAGTGCCAGATCAAGACCATCCTCTCTCCCTCGCTCATACTCCTTCATTTTGTTCATTGGTTTATCCTCATCTCTCTCTGTTTAGAATCTAAGAGATTCTCTAAAGCATTTATGCAATCTTGGATAAACTTTTTATCGTGTTTATCCGTGCAAATGCCACTAATCTCCCCAAGCCAAATTAATTTATCAGAAGCTTGTTTGGAATATTCATCTGTAATCTCTACTGAATAGAATTCTTTTATAGCTTTCCAGTATTCTGTTAGAAACTTTTGTATGATAGGAATATCTTTTGCTTCTACTTTCATTTTCCACCTTCTTTATTGAGTAACCGTCCGTAACCGAAACGTAACCGTTCAAAAATCCGCAAACCCTTGATTTTACTGGCAGGTAACCGAGTAACCGAGTAACCCTGACTTTCTCATATGGGGAAACTTTTATACTCAATATGTGCATATAAATACTCAAATATATATATGCAGAATCAAAGGTTACCTAGGTTACCCGGTTACCTTTTGGACGAATTGTCTATCAATCAAACACAATATCGTCCGTAATCTCAAAATTATCATTGCAATTCACGAATCCTTTCGGAATTTCATTTACAATTTTCAAGAACACACATTTGGTGACAATTCCGTCAAGTTTTTTTGCCTTGGTCGGATAACCTCTGCTGTCGGTTTCCACAAGTCCCTTCTTAACAGCCCATGACAAAAATGCTTTTCTGGAGAATCTTCCTATTTTGCATAAATCATCAAACGCTGCGCTATAAATTATTGCAGTTGACGTTTTTTCTACCGGGTCATTGTCAATAATTCCCCATCTTTCTGTCTTTATATCCGGGTTATCATCGAATTTAATTCCGTTCATGGCAATCTTATCAAGCACGAACCAGTAAGCGCGTTCGTTTTCAGATACCATTTCTTTCTCTGTCAGAAGATTCTTAGCCGTCTCAATGTCAATGTACTGGCCATCATGAAACAGCTGATCTGTTGCGATTTTATCTGCTGCCAGGATAATGCTCATTGATATGCTTTGCTTCTGCATCTTGTCATCGTCCTGTATAAGGCTCTGAAAATGCTTCTGCATGGCTTTTATATCGTCAATGGACATTTCCTTAACTACATTTACAAAATCAATTCCTGCGTAGCCGTAGTTCTTTTTAAGGGTATCTGCGGTAAGCTGTGGATCATCAAATATCTTTTCAGAGCACTCAACCTCAATAATTCGGTTAATCGCTCCGCCCTGGCTGACATACCCGGCCAGTGGACGTTCACCGTTAGTAAGGATACAATTCTGCCAGCGATTCTCCCGGTTAACACCCAGTTCCTTGTTGGAACGGCTCTTTCCTTTTCCAGAACACAGGTCATATACAATTCCTTCGAAGTTGTCCCTGATCTTGGCAGATACTTTGGAAGTATCATCCAGAATTAGTGGAAGATTGTTAAGCATATCGGACTTTGCTTCCAGGGCCACATCGGTTGTTTTAAAATCTCCTATGTATCTGGATTCGCCAGGGTTCGCCCAGACAGAAGCTCCTAGCATAAGTGTTACAGTCTTACCACCCTCGGTTTCGCCCCATAAGTCCACAAAGAATGGAAGAGCACCGACCAGTTTAATCAGAATACTGGCGAAGCTTGCAGCTAGCATGATTTTCGGTTCGATTCTTCCAGTAGCACGAACCTTTTTTACATGTTCATACCACTCTGTTCTGCTGCCACTTACACTGATACTTTCATACAGTTGCCGAAACCTCATATCTCCATCGAATACAATGTCCTTGTCGTAGGGAAGAAAATAATCCCTGATCCACCCGATTTTACTGGAAGAATACTGAATATTAATGTAATCGTCATTTGCATTCTCGACATCTGACAGATACCGCACAAGAAACTTCGCATTCTCAGAAGTCACTGAAATACCAAGCGCTGATAAACCAACAATTTTACTGGCTGATGCAACCATGGTTTTTGGAACAATAACCTCGGACCATTTATTATTCCTCTTATAGATTAACTTTATCTGTTCTTCCCCAGTCTCCAGATTCTTCATTCGTTCGATTGGAAGAATAGGGTGATAACAAGCTATAATGTCCGGCGATCCTGGATTTGTATTTGAAATCCTGATTCCCTCATCATCTGCCATCCAGTTAAGACATTTCATCCGGTCATATTCGCAATCAGAGAAATTTGTCCATTGATTTAATGCGGATACAGGTTTCTCTTGCTTTTCTTTCTCAATGATCTGCCTATGTACTTTTGTGTAGACTTTCAACAGATCCTCAAATTTCTTCTTTACTCCAAGCTCCTTTGCCCTGTCCAGAAGCGTCAATGTTAAACGTGCCTTGTAAATCTCATCTTCTTGCTTGAATATCTCATTAAACACTTCTTCTTCCAGAATTGATTCTGATGTGAGCTTGTTAATCTGTTCCATTTTCTTTAATCACCTTCTTCCAATCCTGTTAGAAATCCATGTTTATATAATGCAAGCTGTAATTTGTTCCATGCTTCACACCATCCATCTGATAATGGACTTACTCTGTCAAGAATAGACCTGTAAAAATCAATATCGGACAAACATTCCTGCAATTCTTCATTCTTCTTCCGTTCTGCTTTCTCTCTCATTTCTTTTTGCTTCTGAGCGTGATATATTGCCATTCTGGAAGAGAAATTTGGCTTTTGATAAGTTCCTCCGAGCAAGCTAAAAGCTGTCTTAAAATCGCAATTATCCATATTCTGAACGAAAGTAAAAATATCTCCTGTCGCACCACAACCGAAACAATAATAGCTGTCTTTGTAGATTTTCATAGATGCAGTACGGTCGCCGCTATGAAAGGGGCACTGTATAAAGCCGGCTCTGTTTGGAACCATGCCATATCTATTCAGGACATCTCTCATACTGTTCTGCTGCTTAATTTCTTCTTTCGTCATGTCAGTAACTCCACGATTCGCCGTCCAGTCTCTTCTTTTGTACAGAATTCAAATCGGACGCCGTATTTATCTCTGATCGTGCAAAGAGATTTGTACAACTGGCAACCATCAACAGCCTTGTCCGATATTACAGTCTTAACCTTTTT